TTACGGTTGCAGCCACAACCAGCGTCACCACACCGCTAGTCACTAACGCGGGTACGCTGGCGCTGACGGCCACCGGGGCTAATATCGTATCGGTGGCGACTAATGGCGCTGAACGTATGCGTATCACCGCCGACGGCAACGTAGGTATCGGCACGAGTTCGATAACAGGCTCCCGTCTACACGTTAAGGGTGCCACTAATAACACTTCAAGTTTTGATGACGGGGTAAAAGTTACCTCTAACAACGAGACTGTTTCAATCCAATATTCGTGGACAGGAATAAACGGCAGTGGCAACTTACCATTTGCCGTTGGTGGCACAGAACGTATGCTCATAACCGCCGCAGGCAACGTCGGTATCGGGACAACTGCGCCCACGACCCCCTTACACGTTGCGGGCGTTGCCAGAGCCACTGTGTTCAATTCGTTTAGCGGCACAGTCTCAAGTTCAAACGGAGTGGCGGTTACAATAAATACGCAGGGGGGGTTAACCAACGGAACTTTCATCGTCAGTTGCGGACTCAGTTCCGGCGAGCCAGCAGCATACAGCGCCGTCTCACTTGTAAGTAATGACTCCGGGGCCTTGAGAATAACGGCGCTTCAAACCGCAACTTTTATGGCGATAACTTTGTCAGGCGCAAACATACAGGCGACGCAGGGCAGTGGCACTACTGCGTCTATACAATTCACACTGACCCGCGTGTCTTAAGTGCAACTAGAAAGCCCACAATAACATGACCACAATCACTTACACATGGGGCGTAATGCAGCTTGACTGCTACCCAGAAGCCGCCAACGACCTTACGGACGTAGTGTTTACAGTACACTGGACGCTATCGGGTACAAACGGAACCTACAGCAGTGTAGCCTACAGTGCGGTTAGCGTCCCGGCACCCACCGGAGCCTTCACACCCTACGCGGCCCTCACGGAACCCCAAGTCATCGGGTGGGTCCAAAGTGCCATGGGGGCGGAAGCTGTAGCATCTTATGAAGCCTCAGTCGCCGCTCAAATCGAGGCGCAGATCAACCCGACCGTCGTGACACCGCCGCTACCTTGGCTGTCGGCGGCTGCAGCCGCCTGAACGCCGCCGCACAGCCATTGAATAGAGGTTTAAAAATGGACGACGTTGCCCGCACACAGGCCCGCCTTCAAACACACGAAGAGGTGTGTTTGCTGAGATACGACGGCCTCTGCGCCCGACTGAAGCGCCTTGAGGGCATCACCATGACCGTAGCCGGGGCAATCATCATGCTGCTCTTGGGCATTATCTTGAAGCTGAACTAGGTCGCGCTATGGCTATGACTGAAATACAGCGGGCGATTCGAGATCTTGCGGACGCGTATAGCGCGCGTGATGCTGCGCATGATCACGCGCGCCAGGCGGTGGATAATCAGTTCGCCGCGATTATTGGGCGGCGGAAATTAGCCTATAATCAGGCAGCGAAAGAGGACATTTCCTATGTCGATACCTGAACCAAAGTGGCTATCCATAGCGCGGTCGAAGATCGGGGTGCGCGAGATCAGGGGGCCGCAGCACTCTCCGGGCGTGATGGGCATGGTGCAGCGCGCATCCGGTTGGCTTGGCATCCGGGTCACCGACGACGAGACGCCGTGGTGCGGGACGTTTGTCGCGGCATGCTTTGCCGACGCGGGCTACAAGCCGCCGAGGGGTTTTATCGGTGTCCGCGCCAAGGCGTGGGCAACGTGGGGGATGCCCTGCCCAATGCCTGCCACGCGCCCTTCCCTTGGCTCGGTGGCGGTTTTCGGTCGCGATGGGGGCGGGCATGTGGGCTTTGTCGTTGGCGTGCATAGCAACGGAGACTTGGATATTTTGGGCGGCAATCAGGGCGATGCGGTAAATATCCGGCGCTTTCCTCGTTCTCGCCTTCTTGCCTTACGCTGGCCTCTCGGTGCCGCAATGGGCGAGCCAGTGACATGGGCCAGCGCGCGCACGCAGCAGACGACGGGTGAGGCATGACCGGCGTCCTGCGCTACATTAGGGCGCGCATGAATGAGCGCAGCACTTGGATGTTGATAGGCACGGGGATCGCGGGCGCTGCGGCGCTAGCCTCGCCTTGGTCTTACGCCGCCGTCGCGGTGGGGGTTGTTGCGGCGTTCGTTCCCGATGGATCGCTAAAGTGATGTCCATTCTAAGCCTTCGCGCAGCGGTCATGCCGTTTCTGCGCTCAATCCCGTGGTATGTCTTCGCCATTGCCGGGGCGCTGGCTTGGGGTCTATTCGCACGCGCAGACGCCAGACACTGGCGCAAGGTCGCGGAAAACAGGGGCGAGGCTCTGGCTAGTGTAAAGGCGGCGCAGGTTGCAGCCAATGTCGCCGCCAAGGCGAATGTGTTGAGGATCGAATCTGCCCAAGCCGCGACGAGTGAGAGGATAGAGAATGTCTATAAGTCTGAAGTTCGCGACATTGGCGACCAGTATCGCGCTTACCGCCTGCGCCACGCCCGCAATCCGCGTAATGCCGTCACCTGCAATCTGTCCGACATTCCCACCAGCGCCACCGTCTCTGATGGAACCGGTCAGCCCGGCGACATTGTTGTCGCGGCTCCCCTCGGGCTTTTAGAGGAGGGGGACGGGTATCGACTGCAAGTTCAGGGGTGGCAGGATTGGTATCGTGGGCAGCGGGACGCCAACAAATAGCGTTTCTATGGTAAGTATTCTCTGAAATGGTATAAGGTGCGGCATGGCCACCACGATGACATTTACCACGCTCAAGGAGGACGTTCAGCGTTACCTCGAGCGCGGTTCCTCTATGGCATCCGATCCGGTCGTGTTTGAGCAGATACCGCGCCTTATTAACCTGGCCGAGCGGCGCATCGCTCGAGAGTTGAAGATCCAGGGCTTTATCGCGGTGGTGTCGGACACGCTCGTCGCGGGGCAGTCTGTTTACGCCAAGCCGGATCGCTGGCGCGACACCATCTCAATCAGCATCGGCACAGGTCCGGCTCTTGCCAACCGAACGACGCTGTTTACGCGGGTTTACGAGTATCTGCGCTCCTACTGGCCAAACGAAAGCGAGACGGCAACGCCGCTGTTTTACGCTGACTATAATTACACGAATTGGCTGATCGCGCCGACGCCGGACCAGGCGTATCCCTTTGAGGCGCTATATTACGAGCTGCCGCCTCTTCTGGATGACAGCGTCCAAAGCAATTGGATTACCGAATACGCGCCGCAGCTTCTGCTCTATGGCGCGCTGCTCGAGGCAACCCCATTCCTGAAAAACGACGAGCGGATCGGGACGTGGCAGCAATATTACGATCGGTCAGCCGCCATGCTCAATGGCGAGGATTTGGCCAAAATACTTGACCGCTCCGCCGCGAGGAAAGAAGCATGACCTATACGTCGGTTTTTGGCGGCAACGCCATATATCCGTCCGATGTCTCCTATCTGGCGCTGGCGTTGACTGCCGACACCCCGCTGGAGTGGCCACTCGAAAGCTCTGGATCCCTCGACCCTGCGGCGCGGATTATCGACGTTGACCCGTCCGCGTCTGGTTTTAGCATCACGCTGCCCGACGCCACGCTCACAGGCGCTGGCCAGACCATTCTTTTTAACAACATCGACGTGGCATTGAGTTTCTTTGTCAAGGACTTTGCGGGTAACAGGCTGGCCACTGTCACGCCCGGCACCCAGTGGCAGGTTTACCTTGCTGTCACCACTACGGCTGCGGGGACGTGGCGCGTGTTTCGTTACGGGGCGTCTACCGCCACGGTCCAACCATCGGCCCTTGCCGGTTTCGGGCTTACGGTGACCGGATCAACGCTGTCTCAATCCACCCCGGTTTTCACATTTTCGACGACGGGGACGACTGTAGCATCGTCCAATCGAGCGTCGGCCTTTGTCTGGAACGCAACGGGCGCGGGTACGCTGAACCTGCTGACGGCGGGTTCAGCCGGCAACAACTTTTTTGTGTTTGCCCGAAACGACGGCGGCGGCGACCTGCTGATCGACCCAGCAGGGTCCGAAATAATCAACGGCGCATCCACTTTGACGCTTCGCCCAGGCGACAGCGCCACGCTGATCACCGATGGCGTTGCGTGGTACACGGTCGGCCTTGGGCAGAGGGCGGTGTTTGCATTTGACTTCACTTCGATCAGCGTTACCGGCGGCACCACGACCCTTGCCGGATCAGAATTAAACCGCATCGCGTACCGGTTCGTTGGGACGCTGACCAGTAACGCCACCATCGTGGTGCCGCCCACAGTGCAGCAGTATTGGGTGACGAACGCCACAAGCGGATCGTTTACCCTCTCGCTATCCACTCCGGGAGGCACTCCCGTTGTTGTACCGCAGGGCGCGAAGGGAATCTATTACAGCGACGGCTCTGCGATAATTCTGGCGTCTGATCCGACAACTCTGTCCACGCCCATCACCATCAGTCAGGGCGGCACGGGCGCGATTACAGCGTCGGCGGCGCGCCTCAATCTGGGCGTCACCGCCTTTGCCGACCCCATCGTCACTGCCACCAACGCCGTGGACGTGTGGACAGCCCTCGGCGCAGCGCCGGGCGGGACGGTCAACGGCGGCGCATTCTAGGTGGCGGAGCAGATCATCCAGATAAAGTCGCAGCCGGGCATCAAGCGCGACGGCACGCGCTTTGAAGGCGACAATTACATTGACGGGCGCTGGGTGCGGTTTCAGCGCGGCCTGCCTCGCAAGATTGGAGGCTATCGTTCAATCAACAAGTTTCTGCAAGGTTTAGTGCGGACGCTGCATGAATACTCGCAAGATCTGCTCACCTATGTCCATGCGGGTTCGTCAAATCGCATTGAGAGGTTTTTTATCGACGGCAGCTATAATAGCAGCATAATTACAAACCGAACGCCAACTTCTGGCTTTACCGCCAGCGGCGGAAATCTCTGGCAGTTCACCGTCTCCTACGACACGACCGCAGGCGCGCAGATCGTCGCCCAAGTGGCTCCCAATCTAAACTGCATCTGCAACAGCGACGGCGGCGAGATTTTCACCGGGGACTTGCTGGGCGTAGCCGCCCTCGCTGCGGTGCCTGCTTTGAGCCTCCCGGCAAACTTCAATGCGACGGGCGGCGTTGCCACGTTCGCGCCATACACGGTCGCGTTTGGCAATGACGGATATGTCGCCTGGTCGGTGCCAAACGCGCCCGCAGACTTTGTCGGCAGCGGGGCGGGCAATGCCTTTGTCACGGGGCAAAAGATCGTGCGCGCCATGCCGATGCGTGGCGGTCCCGGTAACAGCCCTTCGGGATTGCTATGGTCTGCCGACAGCTTAATTCGCGCCAGCTATGTCGGTGGCTCTGCTGTGTTTCAATTCGACACCATCAGCGCGCAGTCATCGATCCTGTCGTCGCAATCTGTGATTGAGTATGACGGAATTTTCTTTTGGGCTGGAACAGACCGGTTTCTGTCGTTCAACGGCGTGGTGCGTGAGGTGCCTAACAATTTGAACCTCAACTTCTTCTTTGATAATCTCAACTACGAGATGCGGCAGAAAGTTTTTGCCTACAAGGTGCCGCGCTTTGGCGAAATCTGGTGGTGCTTTCCCAAGGGCGATAGCGTTGAGCCGGACCATGCAGTCATCTACAACCTGCGTGAGAATACATGGTATGACACGCCACTGCCGAACGGGGGTCGCGGTTCCGGGCTGTTCCCGGCGGTGTTCAGCAAGCCCCTGATGTCTGGCGTTGCGCCGCAAGATTCGCAGGCGTCGGCGGTGGCCGTCGCCGCTGGCGGCACGGGTTACGTTGCCGGGAATGTCGTCACCGTCTTGGGGGGCGAGCGTGCCATCCCCATTGAGGTCACGGTGGACACGGTTAGCGGGCCGGGTGCCGTGTTGACGGCGAGCATTTCGAACGCAGGCTCGTATAATGAGAGGCCAACCAATCCGGTAAGTGTCTCTGGCGGGGCAGGGAGCGGCGCTACATTCGATATAACCTTTGTCGATCCATACAAATTTTGGGTTCATGATGTCGGGACGGACGAGGTGGACGGCCTCAACGTAAATCCAGTCCAGTCGTTTTTTGAGACAGCTGACATATCGCTGCCAGTACTTTCGCAAACTAACCGCGCGCTCCAGGTGTTAATGATGGAGCCAGACTTTGTGCAGTCCGGGCCGATGACTGTCCAGGCCACGGGGCGGGCGAACGCGAGGTCCACTGAAGTTAGCGGCGAGATCAAGACGATTGTTGAGACGCCAAGCACGCCGCAGGAGCAGGTTATATATTTCAAGGAGCAGCGCCGTGAGTTGCGGTTTCGATTTGAGAGCAACGCGGTTGGGGGCGACTATCAAATGGGCCAGATTCTGGCGCATGTGCAGCCCGGCGACGGGACAACGATAGGGTGATCGACCCGTCTGGAATGCTATGGCAAGATTGGGCGGCGTCTGTTATATTGTCTGTCGGCGATGCACGGTCTTTAGGCACGCCTCCAGAAGAGGCCATGTGGCGCGACTGGGCGATTGGAGTTTTACGCGCGTCACCTTTTACGCAGCGACTTCTGCCAAATCCTTACGACTTTATTGATTGGCGGGACTGGGCGATGAGGGCTTATCCAATGCTGGAAGATTCGTCTGCATGATAGATTACTATCTTCCCGGATTTACCGAACATATGCGGCAGAGCATTGCGCCCTATCAGGGCGATGCGGAAGGCGGGCGCGTGACCTTTGG